ACACCCTGAAGGAGTACTTCAAGCAGGGTTACTCTGTACGTGACATTCCACATGCAGAGTTGTCAGAGTACCTCTCCCACGACTTACATGCCACTCAACAGTTGTACCTGCGTTTGCAGACATCATACGAGGAATGCAGTTCACTGGCAGCAACGGTCAACCTGACCAACCAGTTAGCTGTACACCTTGCAAAGATATACCAACGTGGGTTCACTGTTGATATGGCAGCACTTGAAGATGTACGTAAGGAGTTCCAACAGGAACGTGACCAGTTGGTTGTTGATCTTGAGGAACAGGTACGTGAACTGATGGGAGACAGACCCATCAACTTGAACAGTCCAGAGCAATTGTCTTGGGTTATCTACAGCAAGAAGCCAAAGGACAAGAAGGTATGGGCAGATTTGTTTGATGACTTTCGTATGACTGACACAGAGTATCGTAGCACGGTACGTCAGAACAGTGAAACGTTGTACAAACAAAAGGCTAAACAGTGCAGTACCTGCAACGGTACAGGACATACGTACAAAACAAGAAAGGACGGTACACGATATGCAAGACCAAACAAATGCACAACATGTAATGCTACAGGGTATATCTTCATGGATATGCGCAGCACAGTTGCAGGATTAAAGTTCAATGCGCCTACAGCAAAATGGACCTCAGCTAACGGTTTCGCCACAAGCAAGGATAAGCTTGAGTACCTTGAAGGTGTTGCTAGACAACGTGATATGCAGAACGCAGTGTTGTTCTTACAACGAGTACGCCGTTTGTCTGCCGTTGATACATATCTCTCAAGCTTTGTGGAAGGTATATCGACTCATGTAAAACAGGACGGTAAGCTTCATGTACGTTTGCTACAGCATCGTACTGCTACTGGACGTTTGTCTGGTGCCGATCCTAACATGCAGAACATGCCACGTGGTGGTACGTTCCCAGTGAAACGTGTGTTCAAGTCACGTTGGGATGGCGGCGAAATCATGGAAGCCGACTTTGCACAGTTGGAATTTCGTGTTGCTGCGTTCCTATCACAGGACAAGACTGCCATTGACGAGGTGACCACTGGCTTTGACGTACACTCGTACACTGCAAAGGTTATCACTGATGCAGGACAGAGCATGTCACGTCAAGAAGCCAAGGCACATACATTTGCTCCGTTGTATGGTGCCAGTGGGTTTGGTCGTACACCTGCAGAGGCTGCGTACTACGAGCAGTTTACCAAGAAGTACTCTGGCATTGGCAAATGGCATAAGGAGCTTGCACGTGAGGCACTAGCTACGGGTAAGATAAAGACACCATCTGGTCGTGAGTTCTCTTTCCCTGATGTTACTCGACGTGCTAATGGTACTGTGACATTTTTCACACAGATTAAAAACTTTCCTGTACAATCGTTTGCCACTGCTGACATTGTACCCATATCCCTGATATACATCGACAAGCTATTAGGGGCAAATCAAATGCAATCATGCATCGTCAATACCGTACACGACTCCATCGTGATTGACGTGCATCCCAACGAGAAGGATAAAGTATTACGGATTATTCATGCAGCCAATGACCGACTGCTTACTATCGTCAATAAGAAGTGGAAGCTTGACTTTAATGTTCCATTATTATTAGAGGCAAAGATTGGTCCAAACTGGCTTGACACAAAAGATGTGTCGTGATATAACTATAGACTCGCAAACAGAAAAGGAGATTTTGTATGAATCAAGTAGCAACAATTAACACAAGTAACTTCAATGCAATGGCAGAAGCAATGGGCATGTCTGTTGACAACAACCAGAAGTCACAGGCAAGCACACTTGCACGTTTACGTATCAATCACTCAGCTATCATGGGTGAGGAAACAGTGAACGGTAAGAAGGTAAAGATGGAAGTTGTATCGGGTGGTACGTACAAGTTGGAAATCCCTGATGGGCCAACCTACTATGCACCTACTGCGACTATCCGTCCTTACCTACAACGTTTCATGTACAAACGTTTCATCAAGGGTAACGACACAACACCTAACCGTTATGTCAAAACTTTGATGGCTAACGATTTGAACAATGACATGAAGGACAATGATGGTGGCTTCAACTGCGGTAAACCTGCAGGGTACATTGAAGACTTCGCAGCATTGCCTGAGAAAACACAAGAGCTGATTCGTCAGATCAAACGTGTTCGTGTCATGTTTGGTACAGTAGAACTGCATGACGTTACAGATGCACAGGGTAACCCAGTTGATCTTGAGCCACAGGCATTCATCTGGGAGATTGAAAACCGTGATGCATTTAAAACTGCAGGTACACTGTTCAACAAGCTAGGCAAGATGCGCCGTTTGCCAGTGCAGCACAACATCAAAGCTGCAACTGAAGAACGTGCATTACCTAATGGTAGTAAGTTCTACCTGCCTACGTTGGCTCTTGATCTGAACGAGACACTTGATGTGGCAGACGCAGAGCAAGAAACATTCGCCAACTTCCTAGCATGGGTGGAGAATTACAACGAGTACATCAAGGGTGCTTGGAATGACAATGCGTACAAGAATGATGATACAGACACAGATACTGTTGAGTCATTCGTAGACATTGACGCAGAGGATTTCGTGTAATGAACCACCCTGCTGAACTAAAGCTGCACCAGTTTATGACTGATGCTGCCAATGGCAAGACAACGTTCACTGATGAACAAGCCTTTGACATTGGGGTTGATGTTGCAAACGCAGTGCTTCGTCAGTTCGGTAGTGGTAAGTCACGGGAAGAGTTTACATTAAGGATGTCCAACATTGGGCGTCCTACCTGTCAACTGTGGTTTCAAAAGAACCATCCTGATAAGGCATTACCTAAGCCGACGACATTCGTAATGAACATGATGATAGGAGATATTGTTGAGGCTGTTTTTAAAGGTCTGCTTAAAGCTGCTAACGTGGAGTTTGAAGACACTGATAAAGTTAGCCTTACAGTGGGAGATAGTAATGATACTAGGGTTTCTGGCTCTTATGATCTTGTCATAGATGGTGCTGTTGATGACGTGAAGTCAGCATCACCTTGGTCCTACCAGAACAAGTTTGATTCCTTTGCTACCCTAGCTAAGGGTGACGGGTTCGGTTACGTAGGGCAGCTTGCAGGTTATGCCAAAGCATCTGGCAAACGTGTAGGTGGATGGTGGGTCGTGAACAAAGGCAATGGTGAGTTTAAATACGTACCTGCTGATGGTCTTGACCTAGATAAAGAACTTGATAAAATCAAGTCTACTGTAGAGACTGTAAACAACAATGAATTTAAACGTTGCTTCAGTCCAGTACCTGAAATGTTTCGTGGTAAACCCACAGGCAATAAGGTACTAAACGAAAACTGTCGTTTCTGTGATTTCAGATACGAGTGTTGGCCCAACATGGTTGAAGAACCATCACGGGTAAGTAAAGCAAAAGACCCCAAGACGGTGGCATACATAGAGGATTGATTATGTTAGGTGATGATGAACTAAAAGAACTTCAAGATGAAATTAAAATGCTTGAAGAACAACTGCGTGAACGAAAACGTGAACTCAGTGAGAAACGATATGCAGGTTTACGTGCAGCAATGGAAGCACGTAAGGAAGCAGATCAGCTACTGAGTGAAGAGCTTAGGGCATTAGGTGTACGCCGTGTGAACTGGCATCCGTTTCTCGGATGAACGGTAAGCAGTTTAAGGCTGCACTAAAGCATGGGTATAGGAGTGGGTTAGAAATCAAAGTCAAAGATTACTTGAAGGAGAAGAAAGTCAAGTTCAAGTATGAAGCCATCAAGATTGAATGGGAAGATTTGATGTACCGCACCTATACCCCTGACTTTATATTGCAGAACGGTATCATCGTAGAGGTGAAAGGAAGGTTCACATCAGATGATAGACGTAAGCACGTAGCAATAAAGAAACAACACCCAGACCTAGACATACGGTTCGTGTTTGAAAACAGTAGACGTAAGCTAAGTAAGGGTGCCAAAAGTACATATGCTACATGGTGCGAGAGAAATAAATTCTTGTATGCAGATAGGGTTATTCCAGAAGAATGGTTGAAAGAGAAAGGTATTGACAATCATCCAGACTTAGTAGTATTTCCTTATGACAAAATAAAAAGGAGCTAAACATATGCTAAATTCACTAATTAACTTTAACCCTAATGATTTCGTTATCCGTATCTCACCAGAAGTAGATGACAGTGGAGATTGGACAGGTGACCTTACAGTCGGTATGCTAACAACCGACGACAACACAATGAAAGCAGAGGACTTTGCACATCTAAAGATGTTGACGGACATGTTGATAGCTGCTATACCTTTAATGGAGCAGGATCATGATGTAAGGCGTAAACTGTTCAAGCTAGTTGATCAGATTGATGCTGATGAAATGGCAGAAGACAAACCGTTAATAGAAGAACGTGACGGTAACGTAGTTAAAGTAAACTTTTAGAAAGGAGATACGAATGGTAGACAATGTAAACAGCCCACCACACTATAATCAAGCAGGTATTGAATGCATTGATGCCATTCGTGCCGCCACTGGTGATGGATACGAGTACTATCTACAAGGAAACATTCTTAAATACATGTGGAGATACCGATATAAGAATGGTGCAGAGGACTTGAAGAAGGCACAGTGGTATTTGACCAAGCTTATTGAGGAAGTAGATGATAGTTAAAGTATTCTTAACCTTGAACATAGATGAAGATGAATACCCAGTTCCTGTAGACGGAGAAGTTGATGAAGAAATTGACCAGAGTTTGCAGGAATTTATTTATGACATTGATGGAATGTCGATCAAAGCAATTAAAATAATAACGGAGTGAACATGAACAATTTTTTACCTACAGACTATCAATCATTCATTCACACATCACGGTATGCACGGTGGTTGGATGATGAACAACGGCGTGAGTCATGGCCTGAAACAGTGACTCGTTATATGGAAAATATTGTAGCACCCCTACTGGATGATGGTTCAGATTGGAGTGTATACGGTGAGATTGAAAATGCAATCCTTAACCTAGAGATTATGCCAAGCATGAGAGCTATGATGACTGCAGGTGCAGCAGCAGCACGTGATAACATTTGTATGTACAACTGTTCGTACATTCACGTAGATCATCCGTTTGCTTTTGACGAAGCAATGTTTGTGCTGTTGTGTGGTACAGGCGTAGGCTTCAGTGTTGAACGTCAGTTCGTATCTAAACTACCTGAAGTACCTCAACTGTACGACAGTGAAACAACCATCGTAGTGAAAGACAGTAAAGAGGGTTGGGCTAAGGCTTACCGTCAAGTGTTGTCACTGTTGTGGGCAGGAGAGATTCCTAAGTGGGATGTCAGCAAGGTACGCCCTGCAGGTTCACGACTAAAGACATTCGGTGGACGTGCCAGTGGTCCTGCACCACTAGTTGATCTATTCAACTTCACTGTACAGACATTCAAGAATGCACAAGGCCGTAAGCTATCATCAATTGAATGCCATGACATTATGTGTTTCATCGGACAGATTGTCGTAGTCGGTGGGGTACGCCGTTCAGCAATGATCAGTCTTTCCAACCTAAGTGATGATCGTATGCGTCATGCTAAGTCAGGACAGTGGTGGAACGAAGCAGCTTATCGTGCACTAGCAAACAACAGTGTGTCGTACACAGAGAAGCCAGATGCAGAGACATTCATGCGTGAATGGTTGTCACTGGTGGAGAGTAAGTCAGGTGAACGAGGAGTGTTTAACCGTGAAGCATCTAAGAACCAAGCTAAGAAGTATGGCAGACGTGATCCTAACCATGAGTTCGGGACGAACCCGTGCAGTGAAATCATATTGCGATCTGGGCAGGTGTGCAACCTTACAGAAATTGTTGTACGTGCCACGGATGATATTGAAAGTCTGGAACGAAAGGTCCGTCTGGCAACAATTCTGGGTACTATCCAGTCCACCTACACTAAGTTCCCATATCTGCGAAAGATGTGGCGAGACAATACTGAGGAAGAACGATTGCTCGGTGTGTCTCTCACGGGGGTAATGGACAATCCGTTAATGACACTAAAGAATAAAGGACTAAATGCAACACTTTCTCACCTTCGCCAAGTGGCTGTTGATACTAATGCTGAGTGGGCTGATCGTCTTGGAATTAATCCTAGTACTGCAATTACTTGTAATAAACCATCGGGAACTGTTTCCCAACTCGTTGACTCAGCCAGTGGAATCCACGCACGACATAACGATTATTACATTAGAACCGTTAGAGGAGATAACAACGATCCCCTTACCACCATGATGAAAGATCAGGGTATTCCTGCTGAACCATGTGTATTCAATCCTGAAACCACTACAGTGTTCAGCTTCCCTGTGAAGTCACCACGTGCTGCGGTTACACGTAACGACATGTCAGCTATTGAACAGCTAGAGACATGGCTTGCGTATCAACGACACTGGTGTGAGCACAAACCATCGGTGACTTGCACAGTACGGGAATCTGAATGGCTAGAAGTGGGTGCCTTTGTGTACAAACACTTTGATGAAATGTCAGGTGTGTCATTCTTGCCACACTCAGATCATACTTATCAGCAAGCACCTTATCAGGATTGCACTGCTGACGAGTATAAGGCATTACTAAAGGAGATGCCGAAGAAGATTGATTGGACTAAGCTATCCGCATACGAAAAAGAAGATAGCACAAAGTCAAGTCAGACATTTGCTTGCACTGGTGACGCATGCGAAATCGTGGACATCGGAGCATAGGCACTATACCTTCACCCTGTGTAAAGGTCTGTCGGATTGGTAACGATGGATACTGCACAGGGTGTCATCGCACTATTGACGAAATACGTGATTGGTGTATAATGTCAGAGTATGAACAACAGAAACTTTTATTTGAACTAATATGGAGAAAGGAGCATCGTAATGATTAAGCATCCCTTTAACAAAACTTGGTATGACCAGTTTGACAATGTGGCAAAGAAAACCCTTGCGAAGTATTTACTAGGCAAGGGGCATGAAGTTAACAATGTCAAAGAAGATTACAATGTAGATGTCGTATCAACCAAAGAGGACTACACCTACTTCAATGAGGCAGAAGTTAAACGTGCATGGAAAGGTGATTGGCCTACTGATTGGGCAGAGATACGTATCCCTGAACGTAAGAAACGTTTGGTTGAAATGTACAAAGAGAAGAACGGAGTACTTAACTTCTATGTATTTCGTAATGATCTAAAGCAAGTGTTTCGCATCAAAGATACATCACTGACAGAGGATCGTTTGAAGGAAGCAAAAGGACGTTACATCCGTGCAGGTGAAAAGTTCTTTCACGTACCATATCAAGAAGCAGAATTAATTAACTTAGCATAAGGAGAGTTTACATGGCACAACAACAACTAACTCGTAAGCAACGTGGTCTTGGCAAATATGATGCACCGTTAAAATTTCAACACGAGAAAGGCTACAAAGATTTTCGACGGGGAGTCGTCGTTAATCCATTCCCTGATGATACAATGCAATACAGGGAGTGGGAACGTGGGTTTAACAAAGCCTATTACGAGCAGTTAAAACGGGTGAAGGAGTATGAACAAGCTACAGGACGAGGCTAGAGCATTTATGGAAACTAAATACGAGAACTTGAACTTCAGGTCATACCAAGACATGGCATCAGAAACTGCGATCTATAAATCTGAACATCAAGTAATCTACCCTGCACTAGGTTTGGCAGCAGAGGCAGGTGAGGTTGCTAATAAAGTCAAAAAGATTTTACGTGATGGGAAGTTTGATCGTGAAGCAATAGCAGACGAGGTAGGGGATTGTCTGTGGTACATTGCAGCACTGTGTCGTGATCTAAATGTAGACATGACAGAACTTGCAAAGAATAATCTTCGTAAGTTGCATGACCGAAAGGCTAGGGGTGTACTGCAAGGGAGTGGTGACAAACGATAAAAAAGAGGGGGCTGTAATGGCCCCCTTATCGTATCTGATTACCGTATAATGTTATCTCTCTGACTGTATCAATGTCGTTAAGGTCTGCAGGTCCATTCTGTGTTTCCCACAATACCTGTGCTCTTCGTCGTACCTTCTTAGGTAGTTTGTTAAAGCCTAAGTATACTTTGGTTTCATCCTCTAGTTCAGCCATAGATATTTTACGAAACTTGTTTTTCTTTTCTATTAGGTCTTCTTCAAACTTACGCATGACTACAGCATCAAAGTAGTCATCAAAGGTACGTCCACCTTTTTCTTTTTCATCCATAAACTCCCAACGATTACGCAGTTGTTCTTCTTTGTTTTGCAGTTTAGGAACGTAAGTCTTTAACCATTCACGTAGGTGTCTATTCATTACACGTTTCTGTGTTGGTGATTTAGAATAAGCACTAATTTTAAACTCATTGTATCCTTTACCTTTTAAGTACGCAGCATACTCAGGGTCAGCTTGATAGAAGTTTAGACCACCAAACAGTTTCCATGCAACACGTTGACGTTCTGATGTTTCAGACAGTACAAATTCACGTGAAGGTAGGTCTTGTTCAAATGAATAACGTTGTCTGAAAGGACGTTCAAAGTTATCAATAAAGGTGGCTTTTCTATTTAACGTAGGCTCTTCTGCGTTGTCTAGGTACTCGTTATTCATAAACCCTGTAACACGTGCAGCATCTAAGACTTGTGCATAAGGAACTAAGAACGTAGAGAAATAGTTACCTAGTGCAGCACCTGCATCTTTAACTGTGCTTTCATTAACAGGTTTACCTGCAAACACAGTAGACACAATGTCATTTAGTATGTATCCAGAAGGTCCAGTTCTAAAGTTTGTGCCCGTAAAAACTTCTACAATTTCATTAGCATTATTATCTAGCCAATTGCTAAATGTATTTTTTCCTTTATTTATTTGTTTTGTTATTTCTCCTATTAACAGGATAGGACGTAGAGGAAATAATGGAGTAGCATCTATTACATAACCATCGTCAGCATTTAGTTTTGTGTAATCTTCAGGTGCATCCTCTGAAGAACGATACATAATACCTGCACCTATAAGCATAGCACCTTGTAGGTTTTTACCTATCATGTCACGTTCTTTACGTGTAAAGGCACGGCGTTCACGTTTAATCATTTCGTCCGTAACTTGTTCAGCTTTTATTCCGTTTGATTCAGCAATAAGTTGTCTGATATTGTTGTCTGATTGAAATGCTTTACCAACAAAACGTGTAACAGGTATAAGACTACCTGCACCGTACTGTGCTAGTAGTTCCATACTCTTAAACATGAACCGTGGGAATGGAAGTACAGTAGTCAAACCATTACGAACAATAAACGTGTTTAACTGTCTAAACAATTTGATGTCTGGTTCGTTTGCATAGGTTAAGTCGAGGGCATTGTACATAGCTTCATCGGCTATATCAATAAAAGAACGTGCACCTTCTGGTCTGACACTAGAAGCATCTGTCATAATGTCACGTATCTTACCTTCGTTAATAGCTTCAATAAGATCAATGTCCCAATCACGTTTAACTAGACGTTCTACATCTGCAAGGAACATACCATTACGCAACATAAATTCTTGCCATCTGTTTGGTGTGTTTAATATTGCTGATACATCTTCGCCACGTGAGATAGCAAAGTCTACTACTTTACCTGCTGTTGACTTGGCATTACCCCTACCCATTTTCTTTTGTAGGTCTGCCATTTGATTATAGAAACGGTCAAGGTTGTCTATCAGTTCAGGCTGATTCATTATCAGTTGGGTATATTCTTTTGCTGCTTTTGGATTTGCAAACATTAACCCCATGTGACGGAAAGAACCTTTCCAACTTTCACGAGATACCATTGATTTACCTAAACCTGCAAAACCACCATTCTCAAAACCAACAAGAGCATTATCTACTAGTTTACCAATACCTTCCATTGGAGCACGGATAACGCCTGACAATAAGTTTCGTTGTGCAGTAGCAAGCTGAGAAACCATCATACCACGACGAATGTTTTCAATACGCATCATTGTGTCACGTATTCTGTCTTGGCTTTCCAATAGTTTCTTTTGTTTGTATGCTTCTTTTTGTGTTAGTGGACGGGCACGTTTAATCTGTGATAGTTTGTTCAATGCTCTACCTGCTTCAGATGCAGAGCCAACAACTGTCATTACATAGTCTTCAAAACTAAGGCCGTACTTAGCTAGTGTATCTAGTAGTTCTTGTCCACCAATTAGTTCTTTATCAACTGTAAGATTAAACAGGTTGTCAATAACTTTATTGTTATCGTCCCATATACCCATACCAAGAGCTTGCTCTTTATCACGCAAGTCTGCAGCTACAGCTACAATGGCATCAAACTTTTCAGGCTTTAGTACGGCAGAGAACATCTCTCCTTCTGACATTGACAGGTTAACCGCATCAGAAATATCAATAGAGTCTTCACCTCTGCCAAGTACAACGTCTTGTATGGTACGTTTCTTTGCACCTGATACCTGTTCTAGTTTTTCTTTTGAAGCTTTACGTGCAAGCTCTGGATCAATCTCTAGCTTACCATCTACCATACGAGATATTTTAGTGGTCTGCATACCACTCTCTTTTAATCCTTCTTCAAACTCTAAGATTAACTGAGCAGATACCTCTTGACTTGTACGTGCTCTAGCAGAGGCACGTTCTTTTTGTTCTTGTGCTTCAATCTCTGTGTTTGCTTTAGCACGATTGATGTCATACTTTTTACGCCAAGCAACACGTTCTTTCTTCACCATCTCTTCGTCAGGTTTACTAGACTCTACTTGAGCAGTTTTGCTTTTACCTGCTTTGAACTCTTCTGCTTCTTTACGTAGTGACTCTTCCCAACTTTCAAGTTCAGACACTGCATTGTCCATTTCTTGAAGTGTTTCTTCTTTAACTTCACCTTCAAGTGCTAGTTCTGCTTTAGCATTATTGTGTCCACGAATGTATCTATATGCTTTGGCAGCACCCTCAAGTGCGCCACCTATAATAAAACCCTCACCTGCATTACGTAAACGGTTTTTGAAAGCAGTATCGTCTTCATCCATTGCTAAAGATTCAGTAACAATGTTTTTCATCCAAGGGTAAGTTTTGTATAAACTAGAAATGTTTTCTTCATAAGGGTCAAAGGCGGTAGCATCTGCAATAGCACCGTTTATAAAACCACCTTTAACTCCACCAATACCCGTAGCTCTACGTGTAAGGGCAAAGCTAGTAGCAAACTGTGCCATTCCCTCTACAAAGGTACCTACAACTGTTTCGGTATCTGGTATGGCTTCCTCGACAGTCTCAGACACATATTCAGTTGCACCAATAATGCTGTCTTTCAAACCTGCTTTACGTACACGTTCACGGTTCCAGTATTCTACTGTTGGTAAAAAGCTATCTGGGTTATCTTTAAATACTACACGGCCTACGTTAAAGTAATCTTCAATTGCTTCGCCTGTCTCTTCAAAGAACTGAGCAGTTTCACCTACAGCTTTTGCTGCACCTTCACCCATTGCAGTAAACAATTCTTGTGGACGATCACGAAAACGGTATCCGATTACAGCACCGACACCTTGTTCTTTAATTTGATTATCAATAAGGTTGTTTGCAACTTCCCATGCTTTTTGACTATTAGCATCAGGATTATCTTTTAGATATTGTTTCCATACTTGATCTTTGTACGTATTAACTTCTTCTTCTCTACCATTATAAATATCTTCTTCCACAGTAATAATATTTTCCTGTGGGTCTTTGGGATTACCTTTAAGTATTGTCTGTTCAGGTGGTGTTGTAGGTGGACGAGTTACTTCTACATCTTCATTTATTAGAAGTTTAAACTCTTCCTCTTCCTCGTCTTCTTCAGGCATACCTGTCATAGGTGCAGGGGCACTGCCTCCAGATACAAGCAATTCATAAGTTTCTTCTTGTTCCATTATTACCCCTTAGTAATCAGATACTAGATAAGGTGCTCCACCTAATTTAGGATTTGGTATACCTGTATATATAGCAACCCGAATATTATTTTGTTCATCTTGTAAAATTACAACACCAGCATCTGTAGGTTTTTTAATTGTTTGATTTAATAGATTGCCTGTTTTTTCTAAAGAAGGTAACTGTGCATATTTTCCATAACGAATGTTGTCTTCTGCACCTGCAACTACACCGCCTGTTGAAACTTTACCTTTTGCAAATTCACCATCTGGATTTGCCATAAATTCTTGAGCAACATCCTTGGCATAATCTATTAGTTCTGCTTCTGCTGCTGCTTGAGTACCTTTTGCTGCAGCAGTCACATTGGCTACTTGTTCAGGTTTAAATTCTTTTACAAAGTTTAACATTCTATCTGCTGCACCGTAGTCCATTAATGCACCAAAATACGGAGCACCTTCAATGTCTGCTACAACAGCCCCTATTTCACCTGCTTCTTTAGTTTTATTACCCGCATACTGTGCTCTCATATTATTAAACAACAAACGTGGGTCATCTATTATTTGATCAATAGCATCTTCATCTTCTGTTAAAGCAATTGTTTTTAAAATAGTAGCTTGATTCTGCAATGCTGCATTTAAAGCATCTGTATCGTTTTTGCTAGTGGCTTCCATAATATCTTGTGTATTCATGGCAAGCAAAGCATCTAAAGAACTGGCAGTTTTATTTGGTTTAAGTGCTTTACGAATACCTGCAAAGTCAAACCCTGCTACAGGCGCAGGTGCACTAGGTGCATCAGCAGTTGGAATAGCTGCAGTTGTTGCATCTGTAGTTTTAATATTTGTTTGTACTTTTTTAGCTGTGTCTAACGTATTGCCACCTGCAGTATAAAATGTTTTTGCATCATACCCTGCTTCATTTAATTGATTGCCAATAGTAACTGCTTCAGTTAAATAACCAAGTCCTTGTGTAGCCATAGCTGCAGCATTATCTTTGCCATAAATAAATGCAGCACGACTAGTAAGGTCTTCAATGTCTTGATTACGTCTACGTCTTTCACTGGCTGCTGCTGCACCTGCAGATAAAGAGGCACGGCGTTCCATCATTTCACGTTGAAATTTACGTTCAGATGCTAAACGTTCTTCTTCACGGATTTCTTCTTCTTTCTCTTCAATTGACTTAACAATTTGTTGAGAAGCACCTGCTAAGAACCCACCAAAATTAAATGCCATTACTGCCTCCGTGCCATAAGACCCATTGGTTCAGCCTCTTGTGGTTCTGTAGGCTCTTCCATTGGTTCTTCTTTTTTACTCATTTCTTCCTCAGTACTTTCCATTACGTCTGGAATTTTTTGTAGTGCTAGTCCTATTTCACTTTCACTAATTGCATCTTTATCTTTACCACCTGCAAGACCAGTATTGTACTCCACTCCTGCTTCGTCACCTATATAAGCAAGCATTTCAATAATAACAGGCGTGACTAAAACACCCACATCAATTGTATGTTTGCCTTGCATTACACCGCCAATTTGTAATGCTTGTGCAATAGTTGTAAGGGGGATACCCATTTCCATTACGTTAAGCAAATCATCCTTAGTATCTGGATTAAGTACTCGTGGTGCATAAAACTCTAAGGCTTCATCCACGGTTGTATACTGTGGTGGATGCTGCCAAGGTGTCGATCCAAGTTCAGCAGTTAATCCCATGCCTGGGATAGGTGCCATAAACATTCCTTCTTGATTAGCCATTTAACAATGCCTTTCGTTGTTTACGAACCTGATCTAGTGCATCTAGCACAGAGTCATATGGTTCTGGATTTTTCTTTTCTTCAACTACTTTTTTAGGCATGTTACGTTGTAACAATCCACCTGTTTTTTGTGCAGGTTTCTTGTCACGGTCAATCAAATCTTTAAGTGCTTTAGTGTAAGCAAGTGAAGAAGCATTATATACTGACATTAAAATAGACCCCCTAGTACTGTGTTGGTTAAGTCTGATGTTAACATTTTTACAATAGCACCACCAAATGCTGCAGATGAATTGTAATCGTTTTTCATGTTTTGCAAATCAAAGCTTGCATCATTTGCAAGTTGTTGTAATGCAATGCTGTTAAGTCTTTGTGCTTCACTTTCAGATGCATCAAATGCAAACTTCATTTGGTCACTGTACATTTGCCACAGGTTATTGTAGGCAGTGTTAGAAATGTCCAGTGTATTGATAGCATTTAATTCGTTTGCACGGTTAATGGCAGCAGTATCTGCAGTTGCAATCTCTCTACGCCACTGAGCATTTGACTGATCAACTACCAACTGGTTCTGTGCATTGAACTGTTCACGTTGGTTTTTCATCTCAGCATTGAACTGAGACATTGCATTAACTTGACCCGCATTAAAACGTTCCTGTGCATTCTGTTGTTCTGCATTAAACATGTTAATGGTAGAGTTCAGATTGTCATAGAACTGATTAGCTTGATTTTCTGACTGAGCATTAAACTGCATTGCTGCGTTACGTGCAGCTTGGTCAGTCAACATAGAGTTGATAATCTGTTGTGACTTAAATATCTCTGTTTGTTGCTCGTTAGACAAGTTAGCCATGTCTAGTTGCAAGAAGTTCTGAGCATTCTGTACTGCAGTCTGTTGACGGTTGTTTAGGTTACCCATGTCTAGGTTAGCTAGTGCAGACGCCTCTGCAAGAACCATAGCTTGACGGTTAGACAAGTTCTCTAAGTTCATTGTCTGTACTGCACGAGCATTCTCTAACTGAACCTGTTGGTCAGCAGTGAAGTTCATATTAGCAATGTCACTAATCTTACTTGCATTTAGTACACGTGTCTGGAACTCTTGGTCAAACTCTTGTCCAATAAATGCTGCACGTTGTTCTGCTGCAAGCATAGCACGTTGTTGACGATTTGACAAGTTCTGTGCTTCAAACTGTGCCTGTGTAGCTGCATCAGCTTGTGCAATTGGTAGTGCACTTTCCATAGCTGCTTGCATAATGGCTTGTCCTGCCATTGACGAAGCACTAAGACCACGAGCAGCCATCTGTTGGTTTGCTAAACGTACAGCACCTGCAGCCCACGGTGGGGGTGTAGTGCCTTCAAACTGTTCCATCAAGCCTACAAGCTGACCTTGTACTGTGGCTTTCTCTGAAGGTGTAGCAGTTGCTGCATCAATCTGTTCAGTAAACTTAGCTGCTTTAGTTGCATCTGCAGCAGCACCAGATACTAGCTCACCGTCTTGTATCTCACGTTGTACTTCATTTTCAAATTGATATGCAGTACCTTGTGCAGCATCCAGATCACCCACCATACTTGCTGTAGCAGTAGCAGCAGCCACTTTAGCACGAGCATCGTCTTCGTCTGTCTGTGCTGCGTTTAGTGCCTGTGTCTGTGCAGCCACTTGGTCTGCTTGCACATCTGCTTCGTACTTAGCTGTATCAGGTTGATCTACATTTGCAGATAGATATGTATCAGCTAATGCAACTTCACTTACACCAAACTCACCAGATACTTGACCACTACCTGCTTCAATAAACTGACCCTGTTGTTGTTTAATCATTGTAGGATCAACACGAGCACCTGTAGGCAACGTAGGATCAGTTGCACGTTCAGTCATTACATCTTTAATTGTAGTTTGTGTGGATTGATAAAGTGGCTGAAGCTGTTGCAGACGGGAGTATGTGTCTGACACTTCTTTGCCCTTAGCTTCTACAAGTTCTTTCAGATATGGATCATCTGGATTGGCTGCAGCTTGTTGTTGCAGACGTTGTAGTTCTAAGTTTTGTTGTGTGTAGTTAGACTGTGCATTGGTATACTCTTGTTCAATGTTTTCAATGTCACCAGTTACACCACCAGTAGTTGTTTCAGTGAGATAGCTACGGTAAGCATCTTGTTGTGCTTTATTTTGTGTATATTCTTTACTGCCTTTAAAGTTATTAATGTAAGTAGGAATAGTATTTTCAGCATCATTCTTTACACTGTTAGGGTTTTTTGCCCTGTTTTTTATTGTAGTACCATCACCATATGTGATTGTCCAATCACCCGATTTACCTGAAATAGTGTAGTCAGTAGGATCAGCAGGAAGTTTACCCGAAGTAAACATTTCTTTAAGTTCTTTATTAAAGTGACTAGGAACATCAGCAGTGTATTGATTGATTACATCTTCGCCTAGTGGTTCAGGCATACCTTTTGTAGGATCGTAATCACCTAAGTCAGGAATAGGCATCGTAGTAACGGGCCTACCTGTCATGTCTGAGAAGGGAATAAAGTTACCCATAGGGTCTACATAACCCTGTTTTCCATCTTGTGTAGGTATAAACGGTTCTTGTTGAAGTGTTCCATTTTGCTGTTGAGCATAGTCTTGTGCTTGTTTATAGTCATCAAGATTAGTCTTTACAACTTTACCTGATTGATCAAGTACCTGAAAACCTGTGCCTGTTTGTTGTGTAGTGTACAAAGGTTGAGGTGTTGATGTTTGTGTCTGAGTTACATTAGGACCAAGACCATACGTTTGCATTTTAGGAGTAACTGTTGTTGGAGATGTTTGTCCTATATTAGGCAGTGCCATACCACTGTCATCGTTTTTAACTCCTGTTAGTTCTGCATTTGGATCGCCTCTCTGTCCAAACTGAGGTGTTCCACCTACCTGAAACTTTTGTACTGAACCACCACGTGCCATCATCATAGCTGCTTGTTTAAACTGATCCATCTGTGCTTGTTTGTCAGGATTGTTAGCAAGATACTGCTGAAAGCCAGACATGTCACCACTGTACCCTAACGTACCTGCAATTCGTTGCATGGCATCTGGCTTAAAACCACCGAATGTAGGATTTTTAAATTGATTAATCATATCTATGCCTTATTATTTTAATGTCATCCAGACTGCACCTGCTATAAAAGTCAGTACGCCTACTGTTGTTATCTTTACAATGGTATTCCATATACCCTTACGTGTGTCACGCCATGCTTCTAGTAAGCTACGCATCTCACTGATGTCTTTGTGTGCATCATCATCTAGTAGTCCAATAGAACGCAGGGCTTCCTTTGCCCCACGCCTAGCTGCACGATCTAGCATAGCTTCTAGCTCTTCTGATGTTAGCTTAATGTCAGACATGGCCTAGCTCTTATGGTTTAGTAGGCCAATCTTCCTCACTTAAATGAGGCCAGTTAGCATGTGTAGTGATGTCACGTAGTGCTTGACGGTAAGCTGTTTGTTCAGCAGTCATAGTCAAGTCGGATGATGCCCACCAATCGGTTTCAGCCATATAGTCATTTCGTACTGCACGATTAGCAATTGCTGCATTGTTATCAAGACCTTCTTGATATGCTGCTTCTTGTTCAGCTTTTGTGCCTAAGTCGGGATCATCACTGAACATGTCAACAATCTGCCATGCTTGCTCCCAATCCCCGTTTGAGTTTTGCGTCACCCCATTGCGAACAACTGTCTGATATTCGCCTATACCTTCAGTAGGTTTTGGTCCTGCAAGTACAAGGTCCACGTTTAGTGCATCTAATACATTATTATTCCATACCTTTGGCATAGACATATTTAAATTTTCTTTGCGCAACTGTCCTTGTGATTTTATCTCACCAGTTGTGCGATCACGATATTCAGCCATTAGTTGATTCTCCTTTTATGACCTTGAGTTATTTTGCGATAGCATAATAAATATAACTTGCACCATTTTCATTAAGTTCATCATAGGAGGTGTTCATAGAAAAACCTGAACTTGTTGGTGCGATTTGAATAGTACTTGCTGTTGTTGTGCCTGTTACGTTATCAAGTCTAAAGGCAGGGTCTGTCCCAGAAGTAATGCCTAGATATTCATCAAACACCCACCAAGAACCTGTACGAGATACAGCTTTAATCATCACCCATGCAGGGCCATTGCTAAAGCCACAATCAATACTTAAGCTACCACCGTTTCCAGTGTAGCCACCTGCCTTACTAACTCCATCCAAGCTCCCAAATAGCCACGCCATGTAACTATTATTGCTGTCGTTAGTTGCAGCATAGGTGCTTCCAAGGCTGTAGTTTTCATCAGTAAAGTTTAAGTTGCCTGAATATGACCAATAGTTACTAGTCAAGGTTGCGGCATGTGTTGTATCTAATCTAGCATAAGCCTTGTTGCTAACATATGGGTCACTACCTGACGCAAGATTGTAGTTCATATCCTTGTGCCAAACTACCCAATCATTAGTAGTATTGACCGACTTAACCCAGATCATGTCTGGTTTAGCTCTCAGATTATGAGGCTTTATGTTTGTGGCTACATTACTTCCTGAACCCCTATGCCAAGCTACATCAAAAAAGCTAGGGGCATTCCTCCACATTGAAGAGTAGGCGTCTGTCGTTTGACCACCTATGAAATGTCCATAACCTTTTGGAAACCAATCGGCAGCCCCCAAACCAGAGGCAGCACCGTTAGTGTTAGTAGTTATATATTTTTCACCGAAAGTACGGGCAAATGCCATAGGGTATGCACTACTTCCTGGGGTGAAGTATCTTATTGCAGCATCAGGTTTAAAGGATGATTTGTAGTTAGGCCAACCACTCCATTGCTGACTTGTTGTAAATACATCGGAAGCCTTTGTTGGAGTGCTTGGGCTGTCTTTACGAATAGCCATGTAGAAATATCTGTTTGACGACGAGTTAGTATTTGCATAACTACCAGAGACACTAAAACCATCTGCTCTTGGGTTCACGAAACGACCTGTTTCCGTAGTAAGACTAATTTCAATAATATCAGCATTGAAAGTGTGATCACCATTAAAGACCCTTGAACTGTCTACAATAACCCAATCTCCAGAACCTGACACATTTTTGATAAGAACATATTGAGGCTCAAAACCAAGGTCTATGTGGTTTTCATTTGTTGAACCTGTGCCTACATATGATCCACACTTAATGATGTCTTGGTCACCAGTTTCGCCAAATGTACCGTCACCGTCATTGTTTGCGAATAGGTAGGCAACATAGGTGCCACCAGATGCATTAAGATCAGCACTAGAGCCTACGGTAAACTCTGTTGATGTGGGTGCTACATAAGATGTTCCATTACCAAAGATAACAGCTTGTGGTGGAGAAGTTCCCGCACTAGTGCCATTCAAAAACATTGCATAATCATTTGAACCTGTATCCACCCATACACGCCAATTTCCAGTAGCATCAGTACGTTTCACAAGTATCATACCGACAGCACTACCTAAATTGTGACTTATAGTACGCCCTGCCGTGCCGTTACCCGTCCATGTGACCACATCGTGAAATTTAGGGCACTTCCTAAAACACCAAGCAACGTAATCATTACTACTGTTGTTTACACGGCTTTGTGTACCTAACTCAAATCCGTTAGATAAAAAACCTGTGATATAACCTGATGCAGGATCGTTATCTTGAGTGCTGTTAGGTTTTAAGTGATTGTTTGCACCTTGCTCAGTGCTACCAATAATATGATCTACGGATGAAGTACGAGATTTTATCCATACAGTGCCACCTTGACCATAACCACTTTGATACTCAGTGCCATTATTAACAATGACAGGTAACCCATTAGAAGTAAAGTCACCTCCAGTGCCTAAGTTTTCACCTATAGAGTAGTCTTCTGTCATAGGTAAGTATATAATAGGATTTAGTGCAGACAACGTAGAAGGTGAAGTAGAACCACCATTAGCATCAATAAATAAACGTCTGTTAGAAGTAGTACTTAGATTTCTATAAGTATAATCTAGGTAAACATGAGCCTTTTTATTTCTGTCAGCATACGTAGCAAAAGGGTTTTTTCCAACGTTTAAAATAGTAGAAGTAAAATCAAGATTTTGATTATTATAAAGAGCATAAGTTGTAGATACAGCAGTATCATTTAAGTAAACATGCCTATTTGAAGAGTTAGACAAATCTACACTGATAACAATATGTGACCATCTATGTAACGGAACCGTATAATTAGCACTGTAGCCATAAAGTATTTCTGTGTTTCCTGTGTTGTATCCACCAAAACTAATCATGCCTGTGTCGTTTACTCTCACATAGAAATTACCAGAGCCATCACTACTGTCTTGTCTAAAATATATAGGCCAGTTTTGCTCATTTGCTTCTCTATAAATCCAAAAGCTAGCCGTAAAAGTTTTACCATCAGTATTACCTGAAAGATCAGTACTACGACTTAGATAACTAGACCCATCAAACTCTGTGCTTGTACCACCGCCAAGCCCATCAGCTAAAGCAATGTTGTTATCAATAACTGTTCCATCTATCTCATAACCTCTATATGTATATGCATTAAATACATCTTCAACGTGGGTTATATCACCGCCACCTGCTGCAGTCATCATTAACTTTTTAACGTTACTCATTATATGTTATCCTAAGTTTAATCCTGCTGTAAAGCCATACCAAGTAGTGCCGCCATCATGTGTGTAGAACACAAACTGATCTACTGCAGAGGCAGTGCTTGTAAGGCGTGGTGCACCAGTAGTTAAATACTGATCTGCTTGAGGCCAAACAATAGCACTAGGCCACGTTACAACATAACCACTAGCACTTGCATCTTGTACAATCTTCAGTGAAAAACCATAAGCTGTACCACTAGAAGGTGGATTGCTAAATGTAAACGTTGTATTCTCACTTAATGTATGGCTGAATACATTACCTGCTTCACAGTCAATAGTAGATGCTAAACTTGATGATGTAACAGCAACATATGTTTCATTATAAGATGTTACCACAAGTTCGCCATCAATGTCAACATCACCTGTGTAACTTTGTAATGAGAAGTCAGTAAGCTTACCATCAAGTTGTGTTTGGATGTTTGACGTTACACCGTCTAAATAGTTAATCTCTGTAGTGCTTGCAGTGACACCATCAAGTGTGTTTAGTTCTGCCGTTGATAAAGTTGCTCCATCAAGAATGTTTAGCTCTGCACCTGTAGCTGTTACTGCTGTACCGCCTAATGTAAGACCAGTTGTCGTAATAGTAATGTTAGATGAACCATCAAAGTTAGCTGCACCTGATGTTGTACCTGCAATTGTAATAGTACGAGGTGTAGTAAGAGCATCGGCTGTAGCAGCAACACCACTAATAGATGCGTTAATAGTACCACCTACTGTAAGGTTACCTACTACATCAGTATTACCTGAGACATTTAGAGTTGCCACATTTGCAGTATCAATAGAGCCAGTATCAATGTAAGCAGTACCATCAATATATGCATTACGCCATTCAGAACCAACAGCCCCCAGATCGTAAGAATCATCAACAGAAGGAATAAGATTTGAAGCAATATCCGCATTTACTGTTACCGTGTCTGTAGCTGCATCACCAAGAGTTGTGTTACCATTAACTGCAAGAGTACCCGTAAGTGTTGTATTAGTTGATACAGACAGTGTACCTGTAATAGCAGTTGAACCTAAACTAACAGCACCTGTGGATGTAATGGAACCACCAAGGCTAAGATCACCTGCTAGATAAGCATCTTTGTATTTCAGGCTAGATGTACCAAGGTCTACAGTGTTTGTTGTTTTAGGACGTAGTGCAGTGGCTGTAGCTACTACGTCTTGACTTGGACCAATGACTTCAATAGGTGCACCTTCTGATGTAGTGCCATCGTGAGTATGGCCCGTACTAGCATTAAATGCTGCCTCAACAGCATTAAACTCGTTATCTAGGTCATCAGCATCAATAACATTACCATTAGCAATGTTGTTGGCTGTATCTGCTCTTACGTAACCTGTACCCATAAGTTTTCCTTACTTCCTATTGTTTTCAGCAAATTCAAGTATTGCTGTATCTAACAAAAATGCTGAATTAGAACTATCGTCTTCTATTCTTAGTGCCACTGTATTACCTGAACCTACAATATTTTTATTAAATGCTTGTGTACGAGGTTCACCGTATGTAGTACTTCCAAATATTGCAGTGTTATTTCCGTAGAAACCACCACCACCTGCATCTGATATTAGTGAAAATGTAGCAGGTTGTATTTTATTTCTGTCGTTTTGATTATACCTAATGTTACAGTCAATGTTGATTGCACCAAATGGTTTAATATACAAATCTAGCTTATAAAATGTTTTACGTTTCTGTGGATCAGTGATCGGCATAAACGGTGATTCATAGATAGCTACAACGTTATCTCCATCACGTGATGTTCCACTTTCCATACGGTAAATGTAACCATCGTTATTGGAAAACACTACAAACTCATTATCACCAATGTACTGCGAGTCAGCAATATAAACTTTGTAGCCTTTTGTTTCAGCCCACTGAAAACCTGTACCACCTTGGTCAACAAACTTAGTGCCTAATACACCTTTAGCTATACCAACCTTTTCACCATTGACGTAACCAAACATACGATACTGTGCTTTACCACGAATTACTGTACTAGAAAAACTTCCTGCATAAGACTGTAGTTCATTTACAGTTGGACGTATATTCTTAGATGCAACGTCAATGCCAAAGTCACCAATACGTTCTGTTGAGCTTAGTGTACGTAGTCCATCTGGACCAAGGAACATAATGTCAGAACCAATCTCTTGTATTGTGTCTGCACTTAAACAACCAAGGTCTTCTGTGATTGCACTAAGAGTAAAGTCAGCAGCACTGTTACCTGTTAGTCGCATAATCTTATCACGACAGAATATGATTAGTGCATCACGATAAACTTTAAGTCCAGTAATCTCTGAGTTAAGACCAATGCTACCTGCACCGTTAGCAGGATCAAAGTCTGTGTCTGAGTATGGTGCTGTAAAGATTAACTCAGAACCATTACCAAAGAACAGTGTACTCTTAAACAGTTCTACTGTGCTTGCACCCTCGACTGCAGTATTGCCTACACCACTGCTAGTTATATAAGTCATACCCTGTGTACTATCCGTGTAATATGCAGGATAGTTTACACCATCAACAAACACAATCTTTAGAGCATTGTTAAAGTTATAGCTTACGTGTCTTGCTTTAGTAAACCCAGTATCACTTGCTGTTACAAGAGATGTCCAAGCAGGTGTAGCATCTGTTGTGTTAATTAAATAATATACACCACTACGTGCGGCAATAAATCTTTCTTCATCTGCATTTTCTACAACTGCCAATGCTTGTGTTACACCACTACCAGTTAACTGTGCATCATCTAGTTTAGTGTATCCTGCTACTTTACGATACCCACCATCAAGAGAAGGTTCAAAGTTTTGCAGAATAAATGCAGAGCCTACAGCATTAATACCCTGTTGCAATGGGCTGATGTTAGTAACCAAACCACCTGTAAACT